GGAGTGCCAATATTGTAAAAAGTATTTTGAGCACGTAAGAGGACATGAATACCAAATTCATGAACAAAGCCAAATGGAGAAAAAAGAAATATTTGATAGAATAAAAATGGGTTTCCAGAATTTTCTTAAAACAGACAGGGGAGAAGCCTATAAGAAAAATATGAGTGAATCCAGAAAAGGTAAAAATAATCCCATTTTTAATAATAATGGAGAGGGATTAGCAAAACTTAAAATAGCTAGTAAGAAAAGATGGGATAGTCTGACGGAAGAGCAAAAACAAGAACAAATAAAAATATTTATGAAAGCCCCCCTATATACAGGACTTCCCAATAAACCAGAAACAGTTATTATTAATATGAATATACCTAATGTAAAGTATACTGGGGATGGTTCCTTATTCATACCCATGACTATAAATGGTAAAAATAGAAGAAAAAACCCCGATTTTTTGGTGGGAGAAGGAACCAACAAAAAATTTATAGAAGTAATGGACAAATGTTTTTGGCATAAAGAAGATTGGCTATCCATAGAAAAAGGGTACGAAGAATCAGGGGAAAAACTTTTAATATTGGACGCGGAACAAGTAATTAAAAATCCAGTAGAAACTAGAGGGTTAATAGAGTCCTTTGCCAATAATCACTATGCTAAGATAATAAAGATAAAGAATTTCAACTATAAAAGTCAGCCCACGTTTGTTTATAACTTAGAGGTAGAAAATCAACATAATTATTTCGCTATAGCGGATATGGGAGAAACATCTAATAGACAATACAAATCAAAAGCAAATCCTATTCCTTTATTAGTATCTAATTGTCACGCCTCCACCAAGGACTTTCAGAATGCTATGCTGAAGATTTTGGAAGAACCCCCAAGAGGAGTTTACTTTATCCTTTGCACAACCGAGCCAGAGAAATTACTGAAAACTATCAAAACGAGGGCAACCACCTATACCGTATCCCCACTCAGAAAGCATGATATGGTAGCCCTCATAGATTGGGTACTTAAATCCGAGAATATAGTATTAACTGATAAGGTGAAAGGTGCGGTGATGTTTGCCGCAGAAGGTTGCGCTAGAAAAGCGTTGGTGATCCTTGATCAAATTATAGACATCCCTGAAGAAGAAAAACAGCTTGAAGCAATAGCGGAGAATACCCCTGAAGAAGTCTTGGTCATAGAACTTTGTCGGAAGATCATCGCTAGAGAATCTGGTGCAGAGAGATGGAAGGGTCTATCTACCATGTTGAAAGGTATTGATCAGGAGGCAGAGAGCATCCGCAGGGCTATCTTGGGGTATCTCACCACCGTTCTATTAAGTAGTAAAGGTGATGAGGCAAAAAAGGTTGCCTTGTTGATTTCGGAGTTCTCTAATAATTATTATGACTCAGGGAAAGCAGGATTGATAACTTCTTGCTTCATGTCTACGTTGGTGAGTTGAAATGGCTTCAGGTATATATATGATCGTTAATAGTGAAAATAAGAAAAGATATATTGGGTGTGCGGTGAATTTGAAAGGAAGATTTCAAGAGCATCTGAAGGCTTTAAGAAAAGGAAAACACCAGCCTTACCTTCAAAATGCTTATAATAAATATGGGGAAGAGTCCTTTTATTTAATGGTAAAAGAAGTAATTAAAGATTTGGACAAATTGTTAAAAAGAGAGCAATATTGGATGGATTACTATCAATCCTATAAACAAGACAAAGGGTACAATATTTGCCCAACGGCAGGCTCCACTCGTGGAAGAAAATTATCTGAGGAACATAAACATAAAATAGCCAAAGCAAGTTTAGGCAAATCCCATTCCATAGAAACACGCAAAAAAATATCGGAAGCTCAAAAAGGGAAGCCCAGAAAACCAGTGAGTATAGAAACTAGGATAAAATTAAGTAATTCTATTTCAAATAGTTGGAAAAACCAGGAAATACGCGACAAAAAGATTAAGGCTTCAATTGGCAGAAAAATTAAAGCAGAATCCTTCTTTTTAAAGCACTCTGAAAAGGCTATTAAACAATGGTCTGATCCAGAAAATAAAAAAATTATGGTAGCCAATATGGTGAAAGGTAGATGGCCTAATTCTGCCTTAAATAAATAGGAGAGCAAATGGATATTAATAAAATCAATAATGGGGTGGGTAAACTCCTTACTAGTATCAGAGAGTTAGAGGGATTTGATATTGCCGAAAAAATAGCGGTGCTACAATCAGCAGCTTCTTTACTACAAAATACTGTAGCTGCAGAAAGTATGAAGGAAATGTACAAAAATATATTCAGTAATATATTGGGGAGAGACAAATGAAAGGACCAAGTATTATGACTGTACTTGAATCTATCACTGACCCTAATAGGAAAGGCCCCAAACTCACCGATCAAAGACCAGGGAAGGATAAACCCGATTGTCGCAAATGTTCTTACCGAAGGGAAATTCCAGGGGATGCCCACTCCAAATGTCTCAACAAAGAGGCCGATGTTGTTGGGTATTACCACGGAGCAAAGCAAGGATGGTTTTGGTGGCCCTACAACTTTGACCCTACTTGGCTAGTATCTTGTAATGGGTTTAAGGAGAAGTAAATGGAAACTGATAAAATATTTATTGCTTCCGCTTGTTTTGTCTTAGCGGCGATACTGATTCTTGCTGCTTTAGTATACTCCAATTGGTGAGGAGGAACAATGACGGACGTAAACGTATCTGAAATTGAACTAGACCTGGAGATTGACCCTAACAATCTCGACGTTGCTTGCCTCGACCAGGCCCGCAGGTTCATGAAATGGTCCATAACCTATGCTGAAGCAATTCGTACCAGGGACGAGGAAAAAAGGAAGACAACTATAGTAAAATCGAATATCAACCTTGACGTGCGCACACGCCCTGAACAATACGGTCTAACAAAGCCAACGGAGGGGTCAATATCGGCTGTTGTGGACTCTAGCGAGGAGGTGAATAAGGCAGAGACAGCTTTATCAGATGCTCAATACGCAGTCAACATATTTTCAGCAGCAAAGGAAGCACTAGACCAAAGAAGGGCTATGTTGGAGAGGCTGGTAAGCCTATATATCTCCGGTTACTATTCTCAACCGAAACTGGGGACGGAGGAGGTGGGAAAGTTAGCAGATGATGCCACCAAAGATCAAAAGGCACTCCTCGCCAAGTCGATGTTAGCCCGAAGGAAAAAGGAATGAAAATTGTATACCAAGTTTTATGGGTATGTTTGGCAATTCCAGTTGCTATACTGGTGATGTACGCTTTAATTCGTATTGCTTCACTCGCTTGCTTACACAGTTGGTGGGATACGAAACTGTGGTACACCAAAAAAATCCTTGGTAATCTCAAGGATGATCCCCCGAAGGGAGAGGAGGGCAAAAATGGCACAGCCTGACAGGAGGGAAGCGATCAAAGCATCGCTTCAAAACAAGACTAGAGAATCGTATGAACGGAGGGACGATTCCGGTCAGTTCAAGTCCATCTTCAAAGATGAGTTTTCCAACAAGTCGTGGAAATGCGGGGAGGGGGATCACATAATCGACATAATCCCTTACCCCGCAGGGAAGCACGACCCCAAATCGAAGGAAGGGGAATGGGGCTACCTTCTGGACATTTGGGTCCACTATGCCGTAGGGGTCAACCAAGATGCCTACGTCTGCCCCGCCCGTAACTACAGCCTTCCCTGCCCTATTTGCGAATACAGGGAAGAGGTTCGGCGCACGGAGGACTATGACGAGGATCTGGTCAAGGAACTCACCCCGAAACGTAGGAGTATCTACAACATACTCTGCTACGACTCAGAGAAGGAAGAGGGGAAGGGAGTCCAGATTTTCGATTGTGCCCACTGGTTCATGGAGAAGCACATTTCCTCTCTGGCCAAAACCCCTGCCCGTGGTGCGGGAAAGTCCACCGATTCCTACATCGCCTTTTCTGACCCAGACGAAGGCAAGTCTATCGCCTTCACCAGAAAAGGCTCCAGAAGGAATACCGAGTTTCTTGGCCACAAGTTCGTGGAAAGAAACTACTCTATTCCTGACGAGATTTTGAACACGGCCTTCATCCTGGATGAGTGTATCAACATCTTCGGGTATCAAGAAATCAAGGATGCGTTCCTTGGTGGAACAGGCAGTGACGTTGCCCCACCCGAAGAGGCCCCTGCCCCTTCCCCCCCTCCGGTACAAGAAGGTTTAAGGACACGCAGGACGGCCCCTGCCCCTTCTGCGGCACCTCCCCCTGCCCTTGCTCCTAGAACCAGAACTGCGGCCCCCACAGCCACTGGCAAACCCGTTTGTCCTGTAGAGGGGGGAACCTTCGGAATAGATTGTGAGAAGTTTACTGAATGCAACGGGTGCGAGTTTTGGGACCCTTGCTCAGAAGAAGCCGATAAAATAGCAGCAGAAGGGGCGAGCACCCCCGCTCCCGCATCCCGTC